CCAAGGCTCATGCTAAATATGAGGAACTTGTGCAGCTTAACCGCGAAACACCAATTGATTTATCCAAGATCAAGGCAGGGGACGATATTCCTTTTGATGCGTTGGATAAAGTTAAGCAGGCTTTATATGATTTGGGTAATGATGCCAAAGGTGAGTTTGGCAAAGCGACTCATTTAAGCGCATCGTATGACAAGCTTAGACGAGATTTAATTGCTAAAGCAGACAAATTAAGCCCTAAAGATTCAGCGACCAAAGAGCCTGTTTACAAAATGGCAAGGGATGCGTTTGGCGGGCCGTCTCAACTTGAAGATGCAATTAAAGCTGGTCGCACCGCGATGAAAACTGATGAAATCGGTGTGGCAGAGCTGACTAAAGACATGGGCGCTAGTGAGTTGGAAGCATTCAGAATTGGTGCTTTACAGGCTTTGCGGGATAAAGTTGGGACAAAAGCTGGGCAAACACAAATGCTTGATTTTTGGCGAGAAACAAAAACAAGCGGCCCTTTAAAAGAAATATTTGGCAATGATTACCGAAAATTTACTGCAGCGCTTTTTAAAGAAGAAAGTTTAAAGAAAATTGAATCAGTAGGTCGAGGATCACAAACCGCACAAAGACTTTTGTCGGCGGCTGATATGGAGGCAGCTGATACGGCAGCTCAAGCTGGTCAAGCTGCGGCAAGTGCCGCACAGGGCAATGTTGGCCCATTGGTCAGCACAGTTATAAATCTTGGCAAAAAGATTACTACGCCTGAGCAAACTCGAAATGAAATGGCAAAATTGCTATTACAAAAAGGGCCATTTGCCATGCGTACATTACGCAATCTTCCAGCCGATGTGCAAAAATTCAATGAAGCACAAGCACGTCAAGCTGCTTTGGCAAATGTGTTAGCACAACAACCTAATAGGTGATTAAATGAGTTACAACGGCAGCGGCACATTCCAAATAAACACCTCGGGGCAACCTGTAGTCGCAGGCACAGTTATATCCTCGACCGCCTTTAACGCCCTTACAGCGGACTTGGCAACAGGTCTGTCCACGGCTATCACTAAGGACGGTCAGACCACCACAACGGCTCGCATACCCTTTGCCGCTGGTATTAACTCAAGCTCTGCCACAGACTCCACAAGCACCGCCACAGGCTCAATCATTACGGCTGGTGGCGTAGGTGTAGCTAAAGCTGTATTTATTGGCACAACATTGAATGTGGCTAGTACCACAACCTTGACAGGCGTTGCAACCCTCACAGCCAATCCTGTGCTGTCTGCGGGTACTGCAAATGGCGTGACGTATCTGAATGGTAGTAAGTCTCTTACCTCCGGTTCTGCAATCACTTTTGACGGTACTAACTTTGCTACAACAGGCACAGCAACCGCGACTAAACTGATTCCTACTGGGTCATCTGTCACTGGTAATGGGATGTACTTGCCTGCTGCCAACAGCGTGGGCATATCTACCAACGGAACAAATGCTGTTTATATAGATGCTTCACAGAATGTGGGAATTGGTGTTACGCCATCAGCATGGTCAATTTCCAAAGCCTTTGAGGTTGGTTCTTTAGGCACTGCTTTATGGTCAAGCGGCGCTGGCTCAGCATCTATTAGTGCTGGTGCATATTTTAATAGTGGTTGGAAATATGCAAATGCAACATCAAAGCCATCTTTAATTGATATTGATAACGCTGGGAAAATATCTTTATCAACTACAACAGCAACTGGTACTGCTGGAAATGCTGTTTCTTTTACGCAAGTGGTTGCGGTAGAAGCAGGCAAATCACTTGCTCTTCAAGGCGCAACCTCACAAACAGGCGCAGGCATCACCTTCCCCGCAACTCAATCAGCATCAACTGACGTAAACACGTTAGATGATTATGAGGAGGGAAGTTGGACTCCGAGTGTTGGCGGGACTGCAACATATACAACTCAACTAGGTCGTTATACAAAAATTGGAAATAAAGTTTTTATTGAAGGTGTTATCGCTATTAACACAATTGGCACTGGAAGCGTAGGAGATATATCAGGCTTGCCTTTTACAACAAACGCAAGTTCGCCGTTAGGCTCAATTTCTGTTGGTTTTTATAGTGTTTCTGCAACATCAATTACTTATATAAGTGCAACGCTTGCGGCAAGTCAAAACAATATAAATTTGCGTGTTGCAGGAAATGCAGGCGGAAGCATGGGTTCGGTAACTTTTTTTCAAAATAGCGCAACTATATATTTCACAGGTCAATACACAGCATAAAAGGAAACATCATGTCACTCACCAAAACCACATCAATCGACCAAATCATTGTGACTGAGAACGGCATCGTTCTTTATCGTGAAGCAACACGCATCATGGAAGACGGCAACGAACTGAGCAAGACCTACCACCGCTCAAGCCTTACACCAGCACAAGACCTCACAGGTATTCCTGCTAATGTAGTAGCAATCTGCAACGTGGCTTGGACACCAGAAATTATTGCCGCTTATCAGGCTCAAGTGGCGGCTCAAGCTGAAAACATTGGTGCATGAGCGACTTAGAAAAAGATTTTGCTGTGCATGAGGCTATTTGCGCCCAAAGATACGAGGCTATTGAAAAGTCTTTTATTGCTGGCGACAAGCGTATGACCCGCATTGAATATCTTTTGTATGCGTTGATGGTGGTGGTGCTGTTTGGGCCAGGCGTAGCGGCAGAATTCATCAAAAAACTATTGGGGCTGTAAATTGATCCAATCAGCATTTGCCTCCTTGCGGCTGGTCTTGTTAAGAACATCCAAGCTGGGTGCGATCTTTACAAGCAGGCTAAAGAGTCTTTTGTTGAGATTAAGAGAACTGGTGAAGAAGTCATTGCCATTGGCAAAGAGGTTAAGAGTATTTGGGGGACGCTTGTTGGGTTCTTTGGTGGCAAACCTAAAGCCCAAGTTGCAAAGCCTGCTGGCAAATCTAAAAAATCGGACTATGTTGCTGTTGACGAAACTCAGGTCAAAGTTGACATTGTCAAAAACTTAACAGAATTTTTCAAGCTTCAAGAACAACTAGCAGCACACATCAGGGAAGAAGAAGAGAAGTCAAAGAACATCTACGACCCTAACCAAAATTTGATGGAATCAGCACTTAAGCGAGTGATGGCCCAGCAAGAGATGGATAGATTGGTTGTGCAAATAAGAGAGTGCATGGTTTTTCAAGCTCCGCAAGAGATGGGGGCTCTGTACTCAGAAGTTTTCAGCATGAGAGAGAAGATTGGAGAAGAGCAAACACAGGCAAGGCTAAAACTGGAAGCTAAGAACAGGCAGGAGTTATGGCAACGCAAGGAAGAGGAAAGAAACTTCCAGCTAAAAGTAGCGTACCTGTTGGGGACTATTACATTCCTCCTCTACCTGTGGCTGTGGCTCCTGTTCGTCAATCGCTGGGGGAGGACATAGTGGGATGGATAGCTGCTTGCGTACTTATTGCCCTCCTCCTACCAATGGGGGCATTGCTGTATCTAGACATCCTAGATGCAAAGCATCAAGTCAACCAGCAGCTTGAAAAAGTGGAAAAATTACGCCGTGAAATAGAAGCTCAAAAGCGAAAGGATAAAGAAAAATGAATGTCTACGAAATTTGGTTTTTATCGGTTTTGCTAGTGGTGCTAACTGGCTGTGATGATCGCTACCGCTACCCTTGCCAAGACCCATTAAATTGGCAAAATACCGAATGTAAGCCGCCAATTTGTACAGCAGCAGGAACTTGCCCCGAAATGCTTATTAAACCCGAGGAGAAGAAGTGATGCCAACAGTCGGATACAAACCAAATAATCGCCTCAATGCTGATGAGATTGAGGTCAGGGTATGGGCATTTGTTATCGTGGTCTTGGTGACCATCCTGCTGGCCTCTATGGGGATGTTTCTCTACTCAGTCAGTTTTGTTCAGCAGCCTATGAATGGAAGCATGGCGGCAATTGATAAGGTGTACACCCAACAGATCAGCACCATTATGGTTTTCATCACTGGGGTGCTTGGCGGTGTCGCTGGTAGGTCGGGTGTCAAAGCAATTGCCAACGCAAGCGCCAAGGCTGAAGCAAATGACAATGAGCCACCAGCACCATGAGTTTGTTTAACCCTTGGGTGATTCTTGGCATCGTTTTGGCGGTGCTGTCATCATTTAGCGGTGGATACCTCAAGGGCAAGCATGACGAGCATACACGCCAGCAAGTTGAGATTGCCGCGCTGAATGCCAAGGCAAGGGAGACCGAGCAGGCAATGGCGCAAGTGGCGCAAAGTTATGGTCAGACATTACGAAAGGCAAACAATGTTGCAAAGGCTAAAGAAGACAAGCTCCGCGCTGATATTGCTAGTGGCGAGCGCAGGCTGTTCATTCCTGTCAAAGCCCCCGAGTGCGCCGTATCAGCCACCAGTGATGCCTCCATTGCCGCTGGAGATAACAGCGGAACAGCATCAACCGAACTTGACCGAAAGACTGCTGACGATCTTGTCGCCATCACAGCCGAGGGAGACACCGCCATCCGCAAGCTCAACGCCTGCATCCAAACTTACGAAACCTTAAGGGGAATGAAATGACTCAGTTAACCGCCAACTTCAGCCTGCATGAGATGTGCAAATCAGAGACTGCCATGCGTATGGGATTTGACAATACGCCTGATGAGACAGCTACAGAGAATCTTCGCCTGCTTTGCGAAAAGGTGCTTCAGCCGGTGCGTGAGCATTACGGCAAGGGTGTCAAGGTGAATTCTGCTTACCGCAGCCCTGAGTCCAATGCGGCTGTTGGAGGGTCTAAGACCAGCGATCACTGCAAGGGTATGGCGGCTGATATTGAGATACCTGGCGTTCCTAATGCAGAGCTGGCGCAATGGATCATGGATAACCTAGATTACACCCAATTGATTTTAGAATTTTATACATCAGGCATTCCCGACAGCGGGTGGGTTCATGTCAGTTATGACCCCAACAACCTCAAAAAGCAGGAATTGACCGCCACTAAGATAGCAGGCAAAACAACCTATTTGCAAGGTTTGATAGCGTAAATTTAGTTTTTATCAATATCTTCAAGATACGCTAGTATGTATGCAATTATTACTAGCGTCCCAACCCCAATGATTGCGCCAATGGCTAACGCAAAGACCGTGGCGATCATTGCACACCTCGCATCTCCCAACCTAACAGAAAGTAATTCCACCGCACAACAACGCTAGGATTTGTATATTTGCCTTTGACTTGGTTAAAGTCGGTATAACCTTTGGATCGCATCATGGCCTCAAAAACCTGTTGTGCTTTAGTCATTTTTTTCCTCTATTGTGTAAAACCAATCATCCCCAGCACTCCATTTGCGTGTGCCATCCACAGACCATAGATGTTGCGCGGCTTGGAAATCGGGAAACTTGGTCTC